CGACACAATCAAGACACAAACAAGAGTCAAGCCAATGACAAGGCACAAAAAAAGGGACGCCCGAAAGCGCCCCAAGTTAGGGAGTCACATGATATAGAATCTAATCGTCGTCCCAGTCTGGCAGAACGCTATAGGTGTGGACGTCCAAGCGCCACGATACAGGCATGAAGTCCAATTGTGGCTTGTCGATCCTCAATTCTTCTGCGTGTAAGCGGCAAGCGTTAGGGCAATCGTAAACATAGAAGCAATGCCACTTGTCAGAGTCCTTGCGGAATACTAGATTGCGATATTCAAACTCGAGTCTGCTGTGTTTGTTTGTCCTGTGCTGTATAACTTTTCTCATTATACAATCCCCCACTGTTTGCGCCAGACTGTCCATGTTATCGCTTGCAATTCATAGGGCTTAAGATTGCGGCGCTTGCCATTGTCTAAGATAGAGCATCGTTTAGAGGCCGCTACATAGGCTTGCACAAGTTCTTTATACTCACGCTTTCCGATGTTGGTTCTATCGTCTGTCAAGCCTATGCGCTCATTGTAAGCAATGTTCCGCGCGTGCCCGTCGATGCAGCAAGAGTCTAGGTCCATGATGCACTCAAAGAAGGCGATGATTTTCTGACCATTCAACATTCGCATAATGGATTTGTTGTCGTCTGGCATAGCCTCAAGGATACCCCAAGCCTTCTGTTTCATCGTGTTATATGTGGACACCTTGACCGACTCGATGGTGTCACCATTCATGAAAGCGCCAATCAAATCGTTTGCGTTTGCAATGTTGCGGGACCACTTGTTGTTAGGCGATAGGGCGGCAACAACACCGACGACGATATTGAGAGGCATACAATGCGACTCGGCAATGTCTAGGCAATTCTGTTGCGCTATGGCATACCATTCGACTCCGTCCTTGATATCGTCTGATGTTGCCTTGCGCCGTGTGGCAATGATGTTTTTGATTAGAGTTTCCATTACTGCGCACCCCCAAAATCAATCCAATATGACAAGAGACCAGGAATCTCAAACAAGAGTCCGTCAAAATATAGAGTCGAGAAGTAGCCAAGGCAGAAGCACAAAAAGCCGAAATATAAAATGCCAGTTAACTTGGCAAGAAAACTTGCGAGTCGTTCCATGAATGGGGGTGTCGTGGGGGCGGGGTTACGTTTGCGATGGTAGACTCGCGCAATCGCTGCATCGTCTAAGCCTTTGATTAGGGTTTGTTCGGGTGTCATTGTGTCGTTCCTTTTATCGGTGTTAACTTGTGCAATCTTTATGGGGCGATTCGGGGGCTAGGTCACCCCCGTTTCGATCCTATTTGTTGGCGATGTCAAAAATCTTTTCTTTCGCCTCTTTCAAGTATTTTTCCATCGTGAGTATGCGATCATAATCCATTGATTCTTTTGCATGTTCTCTCATTATAGAGCCTGCCCATGTCTCAATCTCGTCAATCGCTCTTACCAAGTCACTTGTTTCTGCGTATGTCATTTTGTCGTTCCCTTGTGTTTGTGTTTCCTTGTCATCTTATTCGCATATGCCCAAACGATTCGCAAGTGGAATCTAATCAAAAGTGAATTTAATTTTGCGCTTGACCTATGGCGAATCGTATGCCATAAGGGGTTATCGAAACGCTGATAAGAAGGACAGCAGATATGACAACAGAATCAAAACTATCGCCAATCGGATTTTTTCACACACCGAAAGATATGCGCGAATTAGAAAACTGGATTGCGGACGCTCGCGACCCGATGGTGACAACCGCAGCAATGATGATGTGGAATCTGCTCACCACGGAATATGACATCACACCGAAAAAATAAATCCAAAGCGTCAAAAGGGGGGTTGACGTCCCCCACACTATATGACTCAGGGCTAGATTTTCCGAATCGCGGTCGCAAAAAACACCGAAGGACGGCAGGTGCGAATCAGTTGCATAAATGTCACAAATGGCTTGTCAAGTGTCGTATTTATATCACACCCGAATCAGTTGCAGATTTGTCACACATCAAGATTCGTCGGGAGTCAAGTGTTGCAAAAATGTTTTACCGAATCAGTTGCACAAATGTCACTGTGGCAAGAATGTCACACCTTACGATTCGTCGATTGTCAAGTGGCAAATTTGTCACGTTGCAGAAATACCACACTTGGGTCCGAATCGGCCCTATCGTCACCCCAGACCCCCCCAGTGGAAATTAGCCAGACCCCCCCAGTGGAAATTAGTCTTGACCCCCTCAGTGGAAATATGTAAAGTGATTCGTATAAACAAAGGAGAAGACAATGATAGGATTTACAGCGAGTTGTTTTGATCTGTTACATGCAGGTCATGTTATGATGCTAAAGGAAGCTGCCACCGTGTGTGACTACCTTATAGTAGGGTTGCACGTTGACCCTAGCATAGAGCGTAGTAACAAGAACAAGCCAGTACAGTCTCTTGTCGAGCGTCAGATACAGCTAGAGGCTATCAAGTATGTAGACAAGGTTGTTGTGTACTCTACAGAGGAAGAGCTTAAGGAGCTTCTGTTCGCACATGAGGTTGACATCCGTGTCATAGGGGAGGAGTATGAGGGATACCAGTACACGGGTAGGGGCTTTACCCAGTATGTACACTACAACAAGCGTAACCACGGTTACTCTACAACGGAGCTAAGAAAGAGAGTGTTGGAATGTTACACAGAATGAACAAGGAAGTCTGCGAAGAGTGTGGTCGCATCGTGGACGAGGATAAGATAGACGATCAAGGTGTGTGCAAGCACTGTTACGAATACTCACAACAAGTAGAAGAATGGAATGAAAATGACTCAGATGTTTAAGCACGAGAACAAAGTATATACTGTGGCTGTGGTACACCCTAAGCGTGGACCCTTTGCTCTAAACCTACCTCTTATGCAGATAGAGAAAGCAGAGAAGGTTGCCAAGCATATGAATGAGAAATACATGACACTTATCAAGCCATTAGGTGATTACTGTGTCGCATACAACACCACTGCGAAGACTATGAACCCACCGTTTATGATCGACATGGAAGAAGAGTGGAACTATGTGCTTGACGCCCACAACGAATCACTCTATACAGGTCTCAATACAAACACACATGCAGAAGGAAGCATATAATGACTATCAGTAAAACAACAGTTCGTGACATCGTTAAGTCCCGTGGTACACGTTTCGCTACAGTAAAGTTCATCAAGAAAGATGGCAGTGAGCGTGTAGTAAACGGCCTCTTCCGTCCCTCCAGCCACATCATTGGCAACGCCAAGGGTCGTGTGGTATCTGAGACCATGAAGGCTAACGGCTACATCCCTATCTTCTCTGTCTCTGAGAACAGCTGGAAGTGCTTCCACGAAGAAGCGGTAGTAGAAATCAACTAATGTCACAATGTGATGATCCACACGACGACGTAACCCATTGGATAGGTAAACTATGACCCCATTGATGTGTCTTGCAGCAGCGGTCTTCTTTGAGGCTAGAGATCAGCCCTTAGAAGGCCAGAGAGCGGTAGCTGAGGTAGTGCTTAACCGTGCCGCCTCACCACGCTGGCCCGAGGAAGTCTGTGACGTAGTGTTCGAGCGTAAGCAGTTCTCTTTCACCCACGATGGAAAGCATGACCGCTACTGGGAGCATATGGACAACGTGTTCGATAGGCAGGCAGTACGGATAGCAGAGGCAGTAGCAATCTCTGCGCTAGATGGAGACAAGGTAGGCTTGACAAGCACCCACTACCACGCTACATACGTTACACCAAGTTGGTCGAATCACTACAAGCGTGACGGTCAGATTGGATCACATATCTTTTACACAGCCCCAGAGGGAAAATGAAATGAACATTACACTTGAGCAGCACATGCGTGATATGGGTTTGATGGAGCCTACTCAGATCGAAGAGGTCGCAGCTGTTACCGATACCCGTCATATCTACCTAGAGAAAGGATACTTTAATGACCCCCGCAATGGAAATGGAGAGGTGCCGTTCTAATGAATACAATATGGATACTAATATGGTTTGTCGTTGTCCCTGATACTGACGTAAGGTACTATCACTTAGGGACGTATGAGAATGAAACCTTTTGTAAGACTGCACTGAAGGATGCTTCGGTTATGGTCAATGACAAGAATGAAACAGTAGAATGTATAGGAGTGAATTTTGATGATAAAAGCTGAGTATATACACCACTGCGGTAGTGACCTAACGGTTGCCAATAGCGCACGGGTGAGCTTTCAGAAAGAGAGTGAGCTAGAAGACGATGCTTGGGGTCCACCTAAGCTCAAAGAGAAAGATGCAAAGCTGATCCGTTACCTTGCCAGAGAGAAGCACATCAGTCCCTTTGGTCATTGCTTCGCTACCTTTAGGGTTAAGGCTCCGATCTTTGTAGCACGGCAACTTGTAAAGCATAAATTTCTTCGTTGGAACGAAGTGTCGAGGCGATATACGACTGAAAATATTGAGTTCTATGAACCAACTAAAGGTAAATGGAGAGGCCGTAGCAAAGACAAGAAGCAAGGTAGTGAAGGTTTTGTCGAACACGCAGACCCTAGATTGCAGGAGTTTGATGATACTTACTCAGAGAGTGTAATAACTCACCCTTACCTGATTTGCCTAGCTTCCTATGAACAGTTGCTTGAAGATGGAGTAGCCCCTGAGCAAGCCCGTATGGTGCTACCACAGTCTACTATGACTGAGTGGTACTGGTCAGGTAGCTTGGATGCCTTCTCCGCCATGTGTAAGTTACGTTGCGCCAGTGATACGCAATACGAGACAAGGTTAGTTGCAGATAACATTAATGAAAAGATGCTTGAGCTATTTCCTGTATCGTGGGAGGCACTGAGAGATGGCTAAACTGTATGACTTAGAGCCTATGATTCTGGGCTGTTGGAATGTGTGTAATGACCTTGAGGCAGTGTTTAAACAGATAGGTGATGGTGAGAGTGATCCTACACAGGATGAACTAATGAACGCTCTGCTGGGTATGCAGCAGTTATACGAGTGGAAGTTTGAGCAGTTGTTCAACAAGTATTGGGAGGTACGCTATGATAAAGAGTGAATGGGATCGACTAAGGAAAAAGCATGAATCATTTGAGGATAAAGTAATGGCAGAACACACATCAGACATCGTGCATGAACCTAAGCACTACGCCCGATGGAAAATAGAACCTATCACCTACATCATGCGTAACGGCTTTGAGTTCTGGCGTGGTAACATCATCAAGTATGCCAGTCGTGCAGGGTACAAGCCCTACGAGGGAATGGACGATGTGCAGAGCGAGATCACAGACCTTGAGAAGGTCATACGTTATGCACAGATGCGTATCAATCAACTGGAGGGTAAAGACAGGCTATGACAAACCAAGAAATCCTAGATATGTGTCGCAGACTGGCTGGCAAGTACAGAAACTCGCAGGAGTATGACGACCTAGTATCTGAGGGTGTGGTTAAATGTCTTGACCTTCGTGCTGGTGGGGTTGATAGCCCCGCCGCACTCTACTACGAGGCTAGACGATCCATGCACTATTACTACAATGTCGGTTCATCACAGATCAGTTACCCCAAGGGACAGGCTGGTTTAGATCGTATCAAAGAGGACAACACATCCTTTTTAAACATCAACGACACCGAGGAAGACTTTGAGTTAGCATCTCTTGATGATGTCTTTGGGTCGTATGAGCTAAAGAATGTTTTAGAGGTGTTAGGTAAAGTTCTCGACAAGGAAGAGAAAGAGTTACTACTCAGTTTCTGGAGCAATAACAACAACTCAGCAGCTGTCGGTAGGAGCTTAGGTATCTCAAGACAAGCCTGTGAGAAGCGACTAGATAAGATAAAATCCAAGGTTGTAACAATTTGTGATGTTGCGTAATTGTAAAATCAAGGGTTATACATATACGGGGAACGTAAGTATAAACATAAGTTTTCTTACTTCTAGTATATATCATTACTAATAGAGGAAACGTAAGTATGACAGACGTAGCACATCAACCTTGTCCATATGTGTCGTGTGGCTCAAGTGACGCCTTCTGTTACAACACCGATGGTTTTGGTAAGTGCCACGGTTGTGATAGAGGCTACCCGTCCAGAGAACAAATGTTCGATTGGGCCAAAGAGAAGTACCCAACAAAGAAGGGGGATTACGAAATGAACGTGACAGCATTTACGCCTAAGCGTATAGAGAGCCAATCTTCTGGTCGTTACACAAGTATGCGTGGCATCCAAGAGTACACGATGCGTGATTACAACGTGCTGACCTACGATGACCGTCAGGAGTATGTGTACCCCAGCGGTGGCATCAAGGTTCGTAATCTGGAAGAGAAAGCCTTCTACGCCAAGAACGGTTTTAAGGGTGACGAGCTATTCGGTATGAACCTGTATCCAGCAGGTTGTTCCAAGATGGTAACCATCACTGAGGGCGAACTAGACGCTCTCTCAGTAGCGCAAATGCTCAAGAGCCAGTACACTAACCCTGTGGTGTCGTTACCCTCTGCAACGCCCTCTAAGAAGCTCTGGGAGAACTGTAGCGAGTGGCTTGCATCCTTCGACAAGATCATCCTGTCGGTTGATACAGATGATGCTGGGAACGCCTTAGCTGATCGTATGGCACGGCTATTCCCTAACAAGGTGTATCGGGTACAACACGGGGAGTACAAGGACGCTAACGAGTTCTTACAGGCTGGGAAGGAAAGAGAGTTCAAGAACCTGTGGTGGAAGCCAGTTAAGCACACACCAGAGAACATCTTGAATACGTCTGACGAGTTCTTAAAGCTGTACACAGAGACGCCTGAGCATACCTACTACCCAACAGGTATCCAAGCCTTAGACGATAAGATACTGGGCCTCATGCAGGGACACTTCACAGTGTTCAAAGCGCCTACAGGTATCGGCAAGACAGAGCTTATGCGGTACATGGAATACAGCATGTTGCAGCAAGGCATCCCGATTGCAGCGTGGCACTTAGAGGAAACAAAGCTGAGGTCACTTCTGGGCCTTGTGTCTTATGAGGTAGGTGACAATCTTACACGCCGTGACTTGATCGAAGAGAAGGGTGCAGACGATCTTGTTCGTGAGGCTATCGTTAACATCACTAAGGACGAGAACTTCTATCAGTTCTATCTTGGGGATGGTCAGGGGACTGACGAGTTGATCGACCAGATCAGGTTCTTTAGTCAGGCTTGTGACTGTAAGTTTGTTTTCTTTGAGCCTATACAGGATGTGGTCGTGGGTACGTCTGACGAGAGCAAAGAGGCTATGTTGGCTGACCTGTCGATCCGACTGTCGAAGCTGGCAGCAGAGCTTAACGTGGGCATTGTGACGATTGCACACACAAACGAGAATGGAGACCCTAAGTACTGTAAGATGATTGGTCAACGTGCATCGGTTATTATCGACTTGACCCGTGACAAAGAAGCTGACAGTATAGAGGAACGTAACACAACGTATCTTAAGGTTGAGAAGAATCGCCCATGCTCCGAAGAGGGTTTGGCTGGGATGCTCCGCTTTAGCACAGATACATTCACACTGAGGGAAATCATATGAGAAATACAAGTTCGATAAGGGAGGGCACGGCAGCAGAGCAAGAGTTCATAAGTTTACGAGCAAACTCTTTTGTCAGGAGAGCCACTAAACAAGAAGACATACATCAACACTGGGACGTACTCGACAAAGAGTTTGGGATGGTTGATGTAAAAGCAGCTAAGAGAAAGTTTCGTGGCGGCCCTATCGACTATACGATTTGGTGGGAGTTAAAGACTGTTAAGCGACCTCCAAACTGGAAGCCGACAAAAGGTTGGGGTGTACCTAATGACTTTGACAGGTTTATTGCAGTGAGATCATACGATGGGTTTTACCTTGTTAATCCATCAAACATTATTGACGATCTTAGGGTACGCTGTACAGAACACTTTAGGGGCGACTTTGGACTTCATGCAAGACCTGATCGTGGAGACCTTATGACAATCCTGCCCCTAGATTACATACAGAAACACGCCACACACTTTTTGGAGGCAGAGCAACAATGATTACAGTATTTGACATTGAGACAGACGGACTAGACCCTACGTTGATCCATGTCTTGTCTTGGTCTAATGATCTAGGCGAGGTGCGATCCACGCATGACTATGACGATATGCGTTATGTCTTACTCAACAGTCCAATCCTCTGCGGACATAACATTGTACGTTACGATGTACCCGCAGTGGAAAAGATTCTGGGCATCAAGATCACAGCACGACTGATCGACACTCTGGGTATCTCTTGGTACGTCAACCACTGGAAGACAAAGCACGGTCTAGCAGAGTACGGGGAGGAGTACGGTGTACCTAAACCTAAGATCGACGATTGGGAGAACCTGTCACCAGAGGAATACAAGCACCGCTGTGAGGAAGATGTACGCATCAACAACCTCTTGTGGAAGACCCTCAACTACAAGCTGGGCAAGATGTACCCAGTGGAAAGTGACAAGGACCGTTTGGTTGACTATCTGACATTCAAGCTACAGTGTGCCGCAGAGCAAGAAGCCCTACAGTGGAAACTGGACGTAGAGAAGGCAGAGGCTCACCTAGCAGAGTGGGAAGCACTTAAGGCAGAGAAGATCGAATTGCTTGCCGATGCTATGCCTAAGCGTGTTATAACATCTGTTAGAACGCAGCCAAAGGTTATGCACAAGAAGGATGGCTCTCTGTCTGCGCTGGGCGAGAAGTGGATAGAGTTGTGCAAGAGTGCTAAACAACCCTATACAACCCAGTCTCTGACTGTAGTGACAGGACATGAACGTGCTAACCCCAACTCTAACGAACAGATCAAGAGTTGGCTTTTCTCTCTTGGTTGGGAGCCACGGACGTTCAAGTTCATGCGTGACAAGGTTACAGGGGATACGAGGGAATTAGAGCAGGTACGAAAAGACGGTGAGCTTTGTCCATCTGTGAAGGAGCTTGTAGCCGTTGAGCCAGCCATTGAGCTACTAGATGGTCTCAGTGTACTGTCACACCGCATAGGTGTCCTTAAGGGCATGGTAACAGCTCACAGCGAGGGATACGTTAAGGCTACTGTAGCTGGACTGACTAACACTCTGCGCTTCAAACACGCAAAGCCTCTGGTCAACCTGCCTTCTATCGACAAGCCATACGGTAAAGAGATACGAGGGTGCCTGACCTGTCCAGAGGGTTACACTTTGTGCGGTGCTGATATGACATCCCTTGAGGATACTACTAAGCGCCACTACATGAAGCCACTGGACCCTAGTTATGTTGAGGCTATGTCAGCAGAGGGGTTCGACCCACACTTGGACTTAGCACTACACGCTGGGGTCATTACGCAGGAGGACATCGACATGCACAACAGCGGAGAGCGGTCACTCAAAGCCCTCCGTAAGAATTACAAGGTCGTTAACTACAGCGCAACATATGGTGTGGGCGCAGCTACTCTATCACGCACCACTGGGATGCCATCTAAGGACTGTAAGGTGCTGTTAGATGCTTTCTGGTCCCGTAACTGGTCAGTTGAAAAGGTGGCCTCTACGGTGCGTACAAGTACCTTCTTCGATGGCATGTGGTTGCAGAACCCTGTGTCTAAGTTTTGGTATAGTTTACGGAGTGAGAAGGATCGTTTCTCCACTCTCAACCAAGGAACTGGGGTGTTCTGCTTTGACAGTTGGGTGTCGTTGTGTCGTAAGAATGGTATCAAAACTGTGGGTCAGTTCCACGACGAGATCATTGCTGTAGTCAAGAAAGGAGAAGAGGATGCGACAAAAAATGTCATGGAGGGTGCGATAGAAATTCTCAATGAGAAACTGAAACTTAACGTGCCTCTAGGTGTGGATGCTCAGTTCGGTACAACATACGCCGACATCCACTAATTTTATTTCTACCCCTTGGTTGCGATAGGGCAAAATTAAGGGTTATACATATATACCAACAGCCGAAAGGAAACTCGATAATGGCTAAATACACAATGGACATGGTACTTGAATACGCAAAAGTGTTTGAGCAAAACGCAGACATGGGTTCAGCTGATGGCCCACGGGCTGCACAAGCAATCTATGCTAATGGGGGACAGTTCATCACCAACGCATATTTCACCGATCAGGGACAGATCGACCAGCTTGAGAAAGAGGGTCTGGACCTACACCCGATGAACAGTAACCGCATCCTCCAAGGAAATGCAGACTTGGGTATCGGTAAATACATGAAGGTCAAACGTAAGGTCTCAGACGTTAAGACCTTCACGGATAACAAGACAGGCGAACCAGTGGAAGTTGACTACGGTGGCGCACCAAAGGTCGTAGACCTCACACAGGGGCGTGAGAACAAGCGTATGTGGGACTTTGAGGCAGATGGTCCACTTGGTAACGGCACGAAGGCTAAGGTACAGTTTGATGTTTATGCAAACGGTGCTGGTGTACGACTGCTTAACATTGGCGTCACAGAGCATGTGGCATATGAAAACAACTCGGTCATCTCAGAAGATGATGAACTGTTTGCGTTTTAAGGGAGATATAAATGCGAGTAACTGTTAACGCCTACATGGATAAGAGCGAGGATGGCTACGATGGAAGTTCAGATGTATCTCGAGATAACGTCATGGACCTTACAGACCTAGCTGCACTGTTCGCTCAAGCTGCTGTGTCCATGGGATACACCTACGTCAAGGCTGTAGGTTTTGAGGACGATGCAGGGGACATGCACTGGGGAGACGTCTAAATGGACATGGGGAAGGTACTGATTGACGGGGACATCATTGCTTACCGTGCAGCCTTCTCCACTGAACAGATGGGAGCGAAAGATACCGAAGCAAAGGTTGACGCTCTCATCGACTTCATCTTAGACAAGACTGTACTGTTTCCTGAGATACTGGAAGACTACGTTGTTTACCTAACGGGTAAGGGTAACTTCCGATTTGAGATTGCAAAGTCTCATGTCTACAAGGGAAACAGGAAAAGCGTTCAGAAACCCCGACACTTGCAACACGCCAGAGACTACATGGAGAGCAAGTATAAAGCCACTATAAGCGAAGGAGAGGAAGCCGATGACCTCATTGCTATTGAAGCCGCCCGACTAGGCTACGATGCTTGTGTCGCCTCTATTGATAAAGATATGCTACAGATACCCTGTTGGCACTTCAACATTGTCAGGGGCGATTACACCAAAGTAACACCAGACGAAGGTATCAAGTTCTTCTATACTCAAATCCTAACTGGAGACAGGGCGGATAACATAGTGGGTCTATTTAAGGTTGGACCAAAGAAGGCAGAAAAGATACTGGATGGTGCTACAGGAGAAGAAGACCTCTGGGATCGTGTCGTCAAAGCGTATGACGGAGACGAGGATAGGGTCACAGAGAACGCCAGACTACTCTGGTTACGAAGGAAAGAGGGTGAGATATGGTTGCCTCCAAAAGCTCGAAGCGACAACAAGCTATAAAGCACGGTTACCGTTCTGGGCTTGAGGATGACATATCAGAAGACCTCAAACAAAGGGGTGTAGCTTTCGGCTACGAGACCATGAAGATCAAGTGGGTCTTGCACCGTAACAAGAGTTACACCCCTGACTTCATCCTGCCTAATGGTGTGATAGTTGAATCAAAAGGTCGCTTCACAACAGATGACAGAATGAAACATTTAGAGATCAAGAAACAACACCCTGAGCTTGACATACGGTTTGTATTCAGCAACAGTAGGGCTAAGATTCGTAAAGGGTCTAAGACAACATTGGGCATGTGGGCAGACAAGTATGGCTTCATGTACGCAGACAAAAGGATACCCGAAGAATGGCTGAAATAACATACAAAGTGCATCGTGTCTTTAATGACGCTTTCCTAGACCCCGATAGTGGAAATTACCTACTTACCTGTCGTGTGGAAGACGTAGAGGCTGGAGATATGTTTACCGACGATATCCCATTCGATACCTTCAATGATGCCTACAAATTCAAGCGTATGTTTGATTACTCCATAGATGCGGTTGAGATCAAAGTGCCGTATGAGGGGGAGAAGTACCATGCCTAAAACAGCTATCATCTTTAGTTGCGCACACAGTGACCCCTCGACGAACAATGAGCGGTTTGATTGGCTAGGGGAGTTGATATATGAGGTTAATCCTAACTACGTCATTGATCTTGGTGATGGGGCCGATATGCGCTCTCTTAACACTTTTGACGGTCGATACCCTGAGGCTATTGTTAGCCAAAGCTACCAATCAGATATTGAACATTACAATGAGTCAATGGACCGTCTTAGACGAAAGCCCTCTACTAGGAAGTACAAACGCTCCGCTTGGTTTGGCTTTGAAGGGAACCACGAAAACCGCATCAAGAAAGCCTTGAAGCACGACCCACGGATTGAGGGTGACAAGTACGGTGTGTCTTTCAAGCACCTACAGACTGACCTGTGGTTTGACGAGTACCATGAATACCACAACTCCGCACCCGCTATAGCTGAGTACGATGGTGTGTCCTACGCTCACTTCTTTAGTGCTGGCAACTACGGCACTGCCATGTCAGGTATGCACCACGCTAACAGTTTGCTCAACCACAGGTACAAGAGTTCTACCTGCGGTCACAGCCACAAGCGTGATGTGAAGTTCAAGGATGCAGCTGGTGCTATCGGTTTGGTAGCAGGCTGCTTCAAGGGTGCTGAGGAAGGTTGGGCGGGTCAAGCTAACTTAGACTGGTGGAAGGGTGTCGTTATCAAACGTGAGATCAGTAACGGTACATACGAACCTGAGTTTGTATCTCTGAAGAGATTGGAACAGCTATATGGGTAAACGCAGCGACTTTGAGAGAGTACCAAGGGATTACTATCCCACTCCTATCGAAGCTGTAGAGCCTCTGATCCCACACTTGCCTTACTCCTTTGACTATGTGGAGCCTTGTGCGGGTGACGGTAGGTTGATCCAACACCTTGAGCAACTGACTGAGGGTCATGCTGAGTGTCTGTTTGCTTGTGACATTGAGCCAAGGGCTGAGGGCATCTATAAGCATGATGCTCTCGACCTGACCTTCGGGGAGTATGGGGTGACAGACTTCTGTATCACTAACCCCCCGTGGGACAGAAAGATACTACACCCCCTAATGGAAATGTGGATGCAGATGTGTCCTACATGGCTATTGTTTGATGCAGACTGGATGCACACTAAGCAGTCAGCTATCTTGATGACGTACTGTGTTAAGGTAGTTAGTATCGGCAGGGTTAAGTGGATTGAAGGCAGCAAGAGTGTGGGTAAAGATAACTGTGCTTGGTATCTTTTCGATATAGCGAAGACATCAGGTACACCAACAGAGTTCTACGGGAGAACGATATGATTACGCAAGAGGATATAGACGCCTTCAAGGTTATGAACATCACACCGATGTCGTATTCCTATTGGGTGGAGGACAAGATCGTCACTGAGGGCGACACTAGGCTGGTTGAGAATACCCTTGGCCTAGTCGGTGAAGCAGGAGAGGTGGCTGAGAAGATCAAGAAGTACCTGCGAGACAACAGCAAGGTAAGCCAGAAGGAGATCGTCAAAGAGCTTGGTGATGTCGTGTTCTACGCTACTGCTTTGTCAAACTACTTCTACAGCAACCTAGAAGAGGTAATGCAAGTTAACATGGACAAGTTAGATGATCGTGCCAAACGTGGTGTGATTAGAGGATCAGGAGATAACAGATGAAGAAGAGATGGGTAAACAATATATTTGTGAGGTTCTTGAGGTACTCAGTGATGTGGTCAGAGCATCGTCAAGCTATTAAGCACCTTAACACCCTGTCAGACAGACAACTTAAAGACATCGGTCTTAACCGTGGTGACATTGACCGTATGGTCTGGTTAGAAGAAGATAAAACAATGCGAGGACGCGGCGAATGAGCAACCAACTACCAACAGACTACCAAGCCTTCATCCACAAGTCACGTTATGCACGTTGGCTAGATAAAGAGGGACGCCGTGAGACATGGGGGGAGACTGTAGAGCGTTACATGGAGAACATCGTAAAGCCTGTGGCAGGAGACGACAGCTATGTACGTCAGATTGAGGATTCTATCCTATCTCTCGACGTTATGCCATCCATGCGATCTCTTATGACCGCTGGGCCAGCAGCCCTCCGTGACAATACAGCCATGTACAACTGTAGTTACCTAACAGTTAAGAACATCAAGAGCTTTGACCAAGCTATGTTCATTTTGTTATGTGGCACAGGCGTAGGGTTCTCAGTAGAGCGTCAGTACATCAACAAGCTGCCAGAGGTTCCAGAGGCTCTGTTCAATAGCGATACTACAATCGTTGTGAAGGATAGCAAGGAGGGTTGGGCTAAGGCTCTACGTCAGGTGATTGCGTTGCTGTATAGTGGTGAGGTTCCCAAGTGGGATGTCTCCAAGGTACGTCCAGCTGGCGCTCGACTAAAGACCTTCGGTGGTCGTGCTAGTGGCCCAGCGCCTCTGATCGACTTGTTCAACTTTGTCGCCCACACATTCAAGGGTGCTACAGGACGTAAGTTGTCCTCTATCGAATGTCACGACATCATGTGTAAGATTGGTGAAGTGGTAGTCGTAGGCGGCGTGAGACGTTCAGCTATGATCTCATTGAGCAACCTATCCGATGATCGTATGCGTCACGCTAAGTCAGGTGCATGGTGGGAGAACAACCCACAACGAGCTTTGGCTAACAACTCTGTGAGCTACACTGAGAAGCCAGACAGCATCTCTTTCATGCGTGAGTGGCAAGCCCTAGTGGAAAGTGGCAGTGGTGAACGTGGTATCTTCAACAGAGAGGCAGCTAAGGTACAGGCAGCTAAGAACGGACGCCGTAAGTCAGACCTTGACTTTGGCACGAATCCATGTTCGGAAATCATCTTGCGTGATTCGCAGTTTTGTAACCTAACGGAGTGCGTTATCCGTGCCACTGATAGTGTTGAAGACTTAGAACGCAAGGTAAAACTTGCTACCATCTTGGGCACGATCCAAAGTACCTACACACACTTTCCGTACCTCTCAAAGGAATGGAAGGATAATACAGAAGAAGAACGTCTGTTGGGGGTTAGCCTCACAGGCATTATGGACAACCCTCTAATGACCGCCAAGAATGGTGGGTTAGACAAAACACTGGAGCACCTTAGAAATGTCGCTATCAATACTAATGCTGAATGGGCCGAGCGTCTTGGTATCCCTGTTGCTACTGCTATCACTTGTGTCAAACCTAGTGGCACTGTCTCCCAACTCGTTGATTCTGCTAGTGGTATACACGCTCGTCACAGCCCTTATTACATCCGCACGGTGCGTGGAGACATTAAAGACCCAATCACGAACTTCTTGAAGGATCGTGGCGTACCAAATGAGCCTTGCGTGATGAAGCCAGATACCACAGTGGTGTTTAGTTTCCCCATGAAGTCTCCTGACAATGCTGTAACGACATCTGACATGACTGCTGTAGAGCAATTAGAGATGTGGTTATCCTACCAGCGTTCATGGTGCGAACACAAACCATCGGTGACTATAAATGTCCGTTCTGGCGAATGGATTTCCGTTGGTGCTTTCGTATATGAACACTTCGATGAAATGTCAGGTGTGTCGTTTCTACCATACAACGAGCACACATATCAACAAGCGCCGTATCAAGAGTGTGAGAAGTCTGACTACGAAGAGTTAAAAGCTGTTATGCCAGCTACCCTCAACTGGGATGAACTTGCTGAGTATGAGGTGGAGGACAATACAGCAGGAAGCCAGACATTAGCTTGCTCTGGAGATAGCTGTGAGATCGTAGACCTAGTGTAACCCGTGTACCTAAGCATGTACTGAAACTGCTTACACAGGAGACCCCCATGTACACCATCATAACCCGTGACCAATGTAACTTCTGTGATGCAGCTAAGGCTTTGCTAAAGAACAGTAGCTTCCCTTACACAGAGTATAACGTGCAGTCCCAAAGCTCTCGTTGGGTCTTGACGCTAATGAAGAAATCTGAACTAACCACAGTACCTCAAATCTTTGACCCCAGTGGAAATTACATTGGTGGTTATACAGAACTTAAAGATAAACTACAGAAAGAGCAAAGGTAATGGATGACTTCCCTGAGAAGCCCAAGCGTACCAGACGGAAGACAAACTACAAGGGGGCTGAAAAGAAGGCCACCTCTGGTATTGTCGCAAAAACACACAAACAAAAGGAGTTCTTAGATGCCCTTCAAGTATCGAGTCAAGTATTTGTTCTTGGTCCAGCTGGAACAGGCAAAACTTACGTTACGGCGACTTACGCGGCGGATTTATATACGACTAAGCAAATTGATAAAATCGTTATCACAAGGCCGCATGTGGCGGTGGGTAAAGAGCTTGGTTTCCTAAAGGGCGACCTAACAGAGAAAACTATGCCTTGGGCATTGCCTGTATTAGACGTATTAGAGAAACACCTTGGTAAGGGTGCAGTGGAAACAGGGATCAAGAATGGCAACATTGAGATGGCACCTCTTGCACTTATGCGTGGTCGCAGCTTTGACAGTGCCTTTATTATCGTAGACGAAACTCAGAACATAACGACACATGAGTTGAAGATGCTTTTGACCCGTGTAGGGGAAGGGACCACCATTGTCCTCAACGGTGATGTGCAACAGTCTGACTTGAAGGAAGCTGACGGTTTGTCCAAGGTGATCCACCTAGCTAAGAAGTATATGCTTCCAGTACCCATCATTGAGTTTGGTGTCGATGACATCATTAGGTCAGACATCACAGCCATGTGGGTTAAGACATTTATGAAGGAGAAGCTATGACCTTTTACGAAGGAGTGGTATTACTAAGCCTAGCAGCTAACGCATACGCCCTTTACAGGATAGGTAAGATGGAAGTTGACATAGATACCATGTATCAAGGTCTAGCTCTGTGTATGAAGGAAGTGGGGCTAGAGAGTGATGAATGACCCTGCGAGAGAATTAGCTAAGTACATATCTGACATGGTGTTAGGGATACAGTCTAGGATACCTGCAATGAGTAGTTCTGCATCTTGGGACGCAAGGACTGCTAACTTAGAGGATCAACTGTACTGTGGTTTTTCTCACAAGGACCAAGAGAAGCTGAGTGTCGCATTGATGTTCCTTAAGCCTGATAAGATAGAGCCTTTCAAAGGCCCCAACATACCATAAAAAAGCCCCCGTACTCCTTAAGTGGAATACGGGGGCTTATTTTATTGTAAATTACTTGTTGTAGAATTTAGATATTGACCTGAGTCCTATACTGGCACTAACGATCCCTCCAAGGGAAACTTGATACCACGTTGGCATAACCTCAAGTGCAGTAAATCCATCCTGTACTATCTGGTTACCCCAGTCACCACAGAAGGCCAGTATAAGGGGAATAGAGAAAAGTAGAGTTATCCACTCGTCTTTCCAGCTGGATTGAGTTGATCGTATGGCTTCTATGTCCCAGTCGATCTCACCAGTTAGTTGTTTCTTCTTAATCTCAGCTTCTGTTAGTTTAAGCTGTGTCTTACTGTCGATTATACTAGCAGCTAGTCCACCGACAGAACTTATGATTTGCCCTATCATTTGCTATACTTCTCCTCGTGTACAACCTTAGTGGGGGTTACAGTAGTCTTAGACTCCTTGCCCATCCATATGCCGAAACATCCTGTTAAGGCCCCCATACAGACCGATACAAGCCCACTTTGGGCTACACTGGGGTCAGGTAACGCCATAAACCAATGTACAGCTTGATACGTCAGTACAGTGACTGCCAGCATCATTAGCCTTGGTAGAACTTTCCAATCATCAAGTATCGTCATTACCACTTCCCTTGTTTTTTGCCGAGGAAATAAATTCCAAAGCCAAGAATACCAACTCCTGATACCACCACCAGTATGCCCAAAGTCCACTCCAGAATAGTCTGCTTGATCTGCGCTTTACGATACAGAGTGTTTTGACGATCCTTGCGAACCTGAGCTTCAATCTTGAGTAGTTCTTCCCAAGCACTGTGACCATAGGCAAACTGAATATACTGCTTAATCTCCGCACGAAGAGCCTCCGCTTGTTTCTTCTTAGCGAAGATGTCCATTGCACTTGGGCCTGAACTACCGAATAAGATGGCATACCAAGGTTGATCCTCAGCCCTCTTATGTGCAAAGTTAATATCAGAGATAGCCCCAGCGAACTTAGCTAAGTCATTCGATATACCCCCAATGTCCTTACCTAATTGTATCCCACGTTTAATGGCTGATACGGCAGTCTGAGCAACAGTAAATGCTGTAAATGGGTCTATCATTTGAACTTAACCTCTATAGGACACACATAGTTATGGCTTACCCTGTAAACCCTGTCGTACCAAAGACCATTCTTAGGGTCACCGCAATCGTAGTAGCAGTATTGAAACAACTGATTACCACCAGTCGTCCAAGCATGTCCGAAGGAAACAAACACCAATACACATAGCATTACCTTGGCCTATTGGCGTTTTTCATCCCTACTCCGCTCCATCATTTGTCTTATAGCTTTGATGTTCTCGTCCATACGGCCCATTGTTACAGCTTGTACTTGTACGATACCCTCTAGGGCAATCAGCCGTGTCTCATGCCTTACGATCTCTCTGGTGTTAGTTTGTATGTCACTATTTAAGGATGCAACAAACCAAACGAGAGCAACAGTTTGTCCTATAATAGCCAGTATAAAGGTGAGGGGGATGGATTTGCTAAGGTGCCACGGCTGATCTGTCATAACTACGTCCTTGGTATTTCAAAATGTGGTAGGTCGTGAAACGTGCCATCGTAAGCTGACACAAGCTCTTTGGATGTCCCGTCCCACTCACGCAGGTCTTTCACTCTCCAGTTACCACCCCAGCGCAAGGCTATGTCTTCGTCCTTACACGCTTGGATAACTGCATCAGCTACTGGATAGAAGTCTTCCCATTCCCACGACACAGGGTAGGGCACTAAGTCGATAGCATCCCCTGTTAGGTGTCGTGAGTTCATTGTCTGTGACTTGCCAGATTTGAACAACTCACGTTGTCGGACCTCAGATCGAATACCTTCGATGATCGTGAAGTCCCTTTCACTAATTTCAATGGCACGTTTCATAACCTGTACCATGTCAGGGTTCACACCTGATAGCCTCTGTAGGCTACGTTTTCCGAACTTGTATGACATATTTATTCCTACTCTGGTTTAGTGGGCCATGTTATGCTATTTGGGAAGCCAGATTGTTGCGGGACAGCCAGCAAATCAGACCTGTATTGCGTCCATTCTGCCTGTTGATCGGATGTAAGGTCAGCCCAGCGAAGCGGATTAGACACCAAAGGATCAACGTCTGTGAATAAAAGGCTGTCACGCTCTGCACGGACAGAGCTTGCTGTTTCTGCGTCCAATTCCACCTGCGTCGGCGCAACATATGCTGTGAAGTCAGCACCGATTAAGGACATGACAGAAATATTATCAATGGTCGAGTCTGTGTCGGCAGGGTTTAAATGATATGGTATCCAACCGTAATTTGGATGGTTAATCTCTACCTCCATGCGTAAATTGTCGGCTTGGAGAGAGACCGCATTTCTAACCTGTGATATTGTGATAGCCATTATGAAATCCTCAAAAATAGTGTTCCTCGACCATAAGTCGTGCCCGTCGGGACACTACCCATCGCTTGCCATGTCCCAGATTGATAAGAAGCACCGCGTGCTAAACCTGTGGCACTGGCGTTATAAGCGGAGTTTAAGGTTGTGAGGCTTTGAACGGCTCTAATCCCACTGTCGAGCAAGTCGCCTCCAGAGTATGAGGAACCAGCGACCACAGCCGCGCCATTTCGCACTAAGAACTTGTAAGTCCCAACATCCCCGTTTCCAGTTGGTTGAGTGTAGCCAAGAGCTTCAACAGCAGCCTTAACTTTAGCTGGCGACACAAGGCTATCAGTCGTGCCTGTACCAGTTGTCCAAGTACCTGTAGCTTGATCCGTAAGAATACCAACTTCAGTTCCAGAGGTTGTGACCACCTTAGTATCGTCTAGTATTTCAAATGCGTTAGTTGTCTGGTTGAACCTACCTACACTAATCCAAGTCCCATCGCCTTTGTAAGACTTTAGTATGTTAACAGAAGTGTCATACCACCACATTTTCTCATACGGAGAGCTTGGTTCTGACTCACTACTGTTGTTAGAGGCCAGAGCCTGTAGCGCATCGTTAATGTCGTCCCTTGCGGCAAGGGCTGTCTGGTTTACGATTTCGTAGTCATGTGTTGACATAGTTCTTAATACTCCACTGTAGCACTAAGTGCTGTTATGTTCGGGGTTACGTTTGCATTAGTGTTTGAGAGGATTGCTCTGAATTGTACATAACGACCAACTACTTCACCAGAGGCTACGGTCCATGGTGCGCTAGACAGACCAGCTACTGTAGTTGCAGCCCTAGCTTGTAGGACCACAGCGAAGTCAGCAAAGTCGGCGTCCTCGTCTGTCCATGTATCCCAGTTATCAGGCCATGTGTCCCAGTTATCGGGTATGTCATCCCAGTCAACTTCTCCATTTACAGTATTCAGATGTTTACGAGACGCTGTTACTGAAGAGGAAAGACGTATAGTCCGTGATGTACCAGCGTCGAAATAGCCAGCGCCATTGTGGTCAAAGCTGTATGTACCAGTAGCCCCATCGGTTGAGTAACTAGACATGAACAAAGAGCCACCAGAGACCGTAAGGTTCGTCTTAGAGCCACTGAACGAGGGACTTTCAGTGTGTGTAAAACTGTTGCCAAGTGCAGGTAGCTCAGACGAAGCCACAGTCGTTGTAGCAGCAGCTACGCTCTCGTTACCAGTCTTGTCCACTGACGACACAAAAAACTTACCTGCAAGTGCTGGGTAGGAAATTGATGTCGCTGGTCTTGCGATCTTCTTAACCGCAAGGAATGTAGAGGCATCCCCAAAGTTAGCAGAAGTATTTGAAGAGTAGTACAACTTGTAGTGCGACAAATCTAAGTCACTAACAGCTTCCCAGTCAAAGAAGATCGTACCCCCCGATAGTAAATGGGAGAGTGAACTAGGCTCAGATGGTGGTGTAGTGTCAGCAGTAAGGTTGTAGTATGTCTGTATAGCTGGGCCTCTGAAACCAAGAGCGTTAACTGGTGTTACAGAGACAGTGTAGTTGACTGGTGGCTCACTGATCTGAGGTGCGTCAACACCAACGATTTCGAACCTACCAGCTGAGTTGCCCTCGTTAACAAGGATTGTCTGACCAACAGACTTGAAGTTGGCATCAGAGGTCTTCTTGTACTTAAGGATAACTGAGTCTACCCTTTCGATAGCAGAACTGCCAACTTGTACGACCAGCACGTTAACTACATTCTCGTTAACTTCACGGTACTCTTGACTAACTGTAACACCGATGGGTGGTGTGTCATAGTACTTCAGCAGTGTTGTGTTGTTAGATATGATAGTTTTTTCGTCTGAAACGCTAAACCCAAAGGCAGCTTGACTACTCTCCCGCAGTTGCAGGTTAACCCGAAGGTCTAGGTTCTCTGGGTCAGGGTTCAGCCTCCAACCTATAACCTCAAAGGTCTTCTCATCACCCACACCCCATCCGTAACGCTCGTTACGAAACTTAACAAAGTCTCCAACCTCAACGTCCAGAGCCTCTAAACCAAAGTCAGCAGACAAGGAGATTTGCTCTCTACTACGGAACAGCATTTGTTTTGCTATTCTTTGTGCAGCAAGGTTGTTTGTGGTGTAAGGCAGAGCTAGATCAAGAGGTGTCTCTACACCGTTATCATCGTTTAAGAAGTAAGTAGAGGTGATAGCTGGGTAGTCAGCACTAATCCAGTCTTGGTCTTTGTCGATGAAAGTACCAGTTACCTTGTTAAAGTTATCCCTAGAGGAAACCCTAGTATCAAGAGATATGCCAGACCTAAGATCATCTAGTGTGAACGTCTTGGTTGGTGTTGTAAACTCACCAGCGTACAACTTCCACATGCCAGCACCCCAGAACAGAGTACCACCACAGGAGGTCATCATCTGTTCAAGTACAGTTCGTAGGGGTTGGTTTAGGTTGACTACCCCATTGATTGTGTACTGAGGTGACCCATCCGATAGAATGTCAGTCAGGTCACAAACATCAGCAGCTGCCTCAAAGGTAGTGTAGTCGATGCTGTCGTCATTCATACCGTAGTTAGATGTCAAGTAGTCCTTGATAACCCAAGCAGCATTGTTAGAGTACGCAGCCGATTGATCTACACCAGATACAGTCTTAGTAACCTTCTTACCCTTAACAACAGCTGTCACTACTGGTAAGCCGTTTACGAAGGCATCTTGATCGTAAGTAAAACGACAATACAAGTAAGCTAAACCCTTACCTACGAAATCGTTGTCAGCATTTGTTGCTGAAATGATTGTGTTGGCAAGAGTGCTTGAGCTATTGGCAAAGGCATCGTTTATACTTGTCTGGTTGCCAGTGTGCTTGTATATCTTTACAAAACCATTGAACGGTGCAGATGTTACATTCTCGCTAGACATAGTAACGACTTCATCGTTTAAGTAGATGTCGCCAATCTCTTCCACTTCGTGTGCAGCCAGTACAATGATCTGGTGCAGAATCTTATTGTCTCCCCCAGTAGACTCAACGAAAGTGACTGTGCCACCCTTGCGGATTTGACCATATACAACCTGTGCAGGTTCTGTAGCACCTTTACCGTTAACCAGAAGTCCACCACTACCCGCAAGTGAACCAAAGTCAGGCTTAGGTGCAAGTGCAGAGAGGAGTGCGGAGGTAACAAGAGTGGTGGCAATGTAGCCTACTGCCATGTAACCAAAAGCTGCAAGAGCCCCTGCACCAGCGACAGCTGTACCTGCCGCAGCGTATCCAACACCGTTTAAGATCATATAACCAATAGTGGCTGGATCACGAGTTACTCTATCCCAAGAGTTCCAGTGCGTAACTGTGTAGCTGCCTAATTTATATCTTGACATTTGGCCCCCAAGAACTTTGTACGTCTTCTGCGTTTAATTTGATTAGGCCATCCCTACCAAGGAACACACAGCGTGAACCTAGAGAGATACCCATAGCAACTCCAATCATCCACCTTTGACTTTTCTCAGTGGTAACTAAAGAGCCTAGAACTGGTCTGTCGTAAGGCGTAAGCCTTGATCTAAGGGCTGCATCAATGCCGCCAAACCTAAATTTCCTTC